CGTTGGGAACAACAAGATCCACAGCGTTAAGCGATTTAGCTGGAGCAAACTTAGCTCCGACTAAAGCTCTACAAGTTTTAGTTAGCGACGTAGATAGACACGTAATTTGTTTTGGTGCAGATCCAATATCAGGAAGTTCTCGCACAGGAAACATTGACCCTATGCTTATTGCCTTTAGTGACCAAGAAAACGTAACGCAGTGGGAACCTCTTCCTACAAACACAGCAGGGTCATTAAGACTCTCTGCAGGCTCGTCTATTATAGGAGCCATTAGGGCTAGACAAGAAACGTTGGTGTGGACGGACACGTCCCTATACTCCATGACATTCGTAGGACAGCCTTTTACATTTGGGATTAATTTAGTAAATGAAGGTGTAGGTCTAATTTCTCCTAATGCTCCTATAAACTCTCCTAAAGGTGTTTTTTGGATGGATAAAAAAGGTTTTTATAATTATAATGGTCAAGTGCAGGATCTGCCCTGTACTGTTCAAAATTACGTATTCAGTGATTTTAATGAAGGGCAGGCGTTCCAAACCTTCGGATTTTTAAATAAAGAATTTGATGAGGTAGGGTGGTTTTACTGTTCTGCCAGTTCTCAAACAATAGATAGATACGTTGTATTCAATTATGAAGAGGGATCTTGGACAATAGGTCAACTTAATAGAACTTCTTGGATAGATGAGGGCATTTTTGATAACCCTATGGCAACTTCTTCAGGGTATTTATATAATCACGAAACAGGCAATGATGATGACGGTTCGCCTATGGACAATGTTTTTATAGAATCTAGTGATTTTGACTTAGCTGACGGTGAAGAGTTTCTAGCTATTAATAGAATAATTCCCGATATAAAATTTACAGGTAGTGGAGGAACGGGTCAAACGATAAATTTTGTTGTTAAAACTAGAAATTTTCCAGCAGAAACATTATCAACCTCAACCACTAGCACCTGTACAAGCAACACATCTAAAATAGACACAAGAATAAGAGCAAGACAAGCTGTATTAAGAATAGAGTCGGATGATGATAATAGTGTCGGAGCAAGAGCGGGTGTAGGGTTTAGAGTAGGTGCAACTAGAATGAGTATTTATCCTAACGGTAGAAGATAATGAGTAAATTATTAGAAACTAAATTACCTATAGCTATAGGAGAGATATCACCAGAAACTTTTAATAGGTTAGTAAGAGTCTTAGAACTCAGTTTAAACAAAGTAGACATAGATTCGACACTTTCCGTAAACGAAACACAACGTAATAACAATAGTTTTCAACAAGGTGATATTATATGGAACCTGACTGCCCAAGAGCTTCAGCTTTGGACGGGTAAGGAGTGGGTAAGTTTATATGAGAGAAGAGAGTTTGGAGTAGAGGCTACTGCATCTTTAGGTAAATTAACAGTATCGACAAATGGAGCCACCTCCGTAAATATATAATGGACAGAAATAAGTTAGTAGAAGAATTAATTAAAGACGAGGGGTATAAATACGAAATATATTTAGATCACCTTGGCTATCCAACTTTTGGAGTAGGTCATTTAGTGTTAGAAACAGATGTAGAATATGGACAACCTGTTGGCACACCTGTTTCAGAAGAAAGAATTTTAGAATGTCTCAATAATGATATAGACATTGTCTGCAAAGAATTAGATAAAAACATGGGATGGTGGAGTGAGTTAAACGACACTAGACAACGTGTATTAGCTAATATGGCGTTTAATCTAGGCTTGCCTAGATTGAGCAAATTTGTTAAATTTATAACTGCTGTTCAAGCTTCTGATTGGGAAAAAGCAGCCATAGAGATGATGGATTCTAAATGGGCTGCCCAAGTAGGAAATAGATCAGTAAGGTTAAAAGAAAAAATGTTAAAAGGAGAATAAAATGCCAGGAAAAAGACCAAAATACGCCAGAGGCGGTGGAAAAATGGGAATGAAATCATCTAAAGGTAAAAAAAGAGGTGGTGCTAGCAAAAGAAAAATGACCCGCAAAAAAAGATAGGTGTCATATTTAATTAGCAATATTCCACATTTTAAATGTTGGGTGAGAAGGGAATTTACTGCTAATCATAGTAAGTACCACGGAGAGTTTTTGCATGCAATAGCTTTCGCTGTAAACACTATTACTGACAGATCATTAAGTTTTCAAGTTGTTTTTACAGGTTGTGAAACAGAATATGAAGACTGGGAAGAGGGTAATATACACGGAGGAGCTATGTGGGCAAGAATGCCAATACAAGGTTTAGTAGCCGATATACCTTTAGAAGAATGGGGAGATCCCATGGAAGATCATTTGGTTCAGCCATGGGATTGTGAGTCAAGACATCATTCTGTAGTAGTTTTAGATAGGGTAAGTTCAAGCCCATGGCTATGCAAAATAGATGGAAAGTTTTATACTGGACAATATATGTTTACTGTAGATTACACAGAAAATGAGATTGCTGATTGCCCTGCGCAACATAAACAATCACATGTTCTATATATTACGGAAGATTGTAAATGGAAAGGTAACTTAGTTGCATTACCTAATAATAGAGTAAGAGCAACAAGCCCTGCATTATGGCAAACAGGAGAAGGGGCACCAGATTTTTGCCCTTCACAAACTAGACATTCTGCAGAGGGTCATGAAAGTTATTTAGATCCAAATATTACGTTTAACAATTTATACGCGGAGGACTGATATGCCAGCTAAGAGAAAGCCAGCTAAGAAAAAGAAAAGTACTAAAAAGAAAGGCGCAACTCCTACTAATCCAGCTTTATATGCGAGAGTAAAAGCTGAAGCTAAAAAGAAGTTTAAAGTCTATCCAAGTGCTTATGCAAATGGGTGGTTAGTGCGCACCTATAAAAAACGTGGGGGCGGGTATAGATAATGCCTAAGAAAAAGCGTGATCCTAAAAAAGGCACAGGTAAAAAACCTAAAGGGAGTGGAAGAAGATTATATACTGATGAAAATCCTAAAGACACAGTTAGTATTAAATTTGCAACCCCTGCCGACGCTAGAGCTACTGTTGCAAAAGTTAAAAAAGTTAAAAAACCATTTGCTAGAAAAATACAAATACTTACTGTTGGAGAACAAAGAGCTAAAGTCATGGGTAAAACACAAGTAGCAAGTATATTTAAAAAAGGTAAAGAATCTATTAGGAAAGCGAGGAAGAAAAGTGGCTAAACCTAAAGGAGGACTTACTGCATGGTTTGGAAAGGGACCGAAAGGAGATTGGGTAGATATAGGTGCACCTAAGAAAAAAGGTAAGTTTCAAAAGTGCGGTAGAAAATCTGCAAAAGGCGGTAGTAAAAGAGCTTATCCTAAATGTGTGCCCAGATCAAAAGCTAAAAGTATGACAGAATCGCAAAGAAAAAGTGCTGTACGTAGGAAAAGAGCTGCAGGGAATCCTGGGGGCAAACCAACTAATGTAAGAACTTTCCCAAAAAGAGGTAAAAGTGGCAAGAAAAAAAGCTAAAAACATTAAAAGAACTACCAAAGGCAAAAACGCTAATTTTAGACCTACTAAAAAAGGCGCAGGAATGACGGCTAAAGGTGTAAGAGCCTATAGAAAAGCTAATCCTGGATCAAAATTAAAAACTGCTGTAACAGGAAAAGTAAAAAAAGGTAGTAAAGCAGCAAAAAGACGTAAATCTTTTTGTGCTCGTTCTGCTGGACAAATGAAAAAATTTCCTAAAGCCGCTAAAAATCCTAACTCTAGGTTGAGACAAGCAAGAAGAAGATGGAAGTGTTAAATGAAAAAGAAATCTAAAAGTAAAAGACCAGGACTGTGGGCAAACATACACGCTAAACGTAAACGCATAAAATCAGGTAGTGGCGAACGTATGAGAAAACCTGGATCTAGAGGAGCTCCCTCTAAAAAGAATTTCAAACAAGCTAGATCAACTAGCAGGAAGCGTAAATAATGTATGAATATAATTGCACAGTCGAGAAAGTGGTTGATGGGGATACTATCGATGTTGTTTTGGATCTTGGTTTCGATATTTTGTATAAGTCTCGCGTTCGTCTATATGGTATTGATACTCCCGAGTCACGTACTCGTAACAAAGATGAGAAGGCTAGAGGAAAAATGGCTGGGACTTTCCTAAGAGAAGCTATAGAGGACGGAGAAAAAGTTGTTATACAAACAAAGCTCAAGGACTCTAGAGGTAAGTTTGGTAGAGTCTTAGGTGATGTTGTTGTTGATGGCATGAATCTTAATAAACTTATGGTTAAATGCCACCTAGCAGTTGCTTATCATGGACAATCTAAAAAAGACGTAGAAGCCGAACACATGCGTAATAGAGATGTTCTTATAGAAAAAGGTATATTTAATCCCGAGGAGGTAAAATGAAGATAGCTGGATTGTTAAAAAATGTTGTTGGGGCAGTAGCTCCTACACTAGGCAGTGCTTTAGGTGGTCCTATGGGCGGAATGGCGGCTAACATGATATCTGAGGTATTGGGTTGCAAAAACGAGCCTAAAGCTATAGAGAAAGCGTTAGAGACAGCCACACCTGAACAGATGCTTGCACTTAAAAAAGCTGAACAAGAGTTTGAAGTAAAAATGAAAGAACTTGATGTAGATGTTTTTAAACTAGAAACGGAAGACGTACAAGATGCACGTGGTAAATTCAGTAAAGACTGGACAGCACGGGTCATGGGTATAGCTGTTGTAGGTGGGTTCATGGGGTACATATTTCTTGTAACTATACAACCACCAGAACAAAATAGCGAAGCCTTAATTAATCTTGTTCTTGGTTACTTAGGGGGGCTTGCCAGTGCTGTGATTAGTTTTTATTTCGGAGCGTCTCATAAAGCAGATTAATGGAAAATGCAGTACAGTTTATAAACGAAGTCGGTTTCCCGATAGCTGCTGCATTAGGGTTAGGTTTCTTTATATGGAAACTTATAAATAGAATAATAGACGGCATGGAAACTAAAGTAGATGTGCTTGATGATAAGGTTGCAGATCAGATAGAACAAATGGAACAGAGATTAGGAACAAAATTAGATTCTCAACATGGTATATTAGTTTCTTTAATTGATAGAGTGCGTAGTTTAGATAATGAAATTATCAGACAGGATACTTTGATCAAAACTATATTAGGAGTACCTCAGCTTATCGATAGCAACAAAATAGCTAAGGCAGAAAGAGAAGATCAACGTAAAGACTGATGGATCCTAAAACTCCTAACGAACTACTACTTATCTCATCTGTGTTGATAGTGACAGCATTAGTTTTATTTACACATAAAATACAATCTGATGAAATGGTGCATGAATTCAAAAACCCTTCGTTTAGTGGTGTAGGTACGTCTAGTCATTATTTAACTATAGAAAATCAAGAGACAAATCGTAAAGAAGCATTAGCAGAAGAAATAAAAGCATTGCAAGATGAAATAGAAAGGGAAGATAACAACACAGTAGAAGCAAGATTCATGAGGAATCTAACTTCACGTATCTATGCTAATATTGCTAGGCAAGTAGAAGCGGCTTTGTTTGGAGAAGACACTAATAAAAGTGGCTCTATGGAATTAGATGGAAATACCATAGAGTATGAGATAACAGATGAAGAAGTTAAGGTTACCATAACAGATGAGGACGGCAATGTTACAGAAGTCATTGTGCCTATTGGTGGTTTTACTTTCTAGTTGTACGCTAATGATTGATCCTTTAGCCAACAACTTACCTCCAGTTGAGCGTTTGAAGGAGGCTCAAGTTGTAGGATTATATGTTGATATAGGAGAAGTTCCTGAACCTATTAGAAAACCTGTAGTTTCTATATACGCTAATGATTTTAAAGATGAAACAGGACAACGTAGGTCTAACTCTAAGTACGCTACTTTTAGTACAGCTATTACACAAGCTCCCCATGCATATTTAATACGAGCTCTTAAACACTCAGGATTTTTTGAAGTAGTAGAAAGAGTTTCTTTAGATTCCGTAACTAAAGAACGACAGTTAATACGTTCAACAAGAGAAACTTTTGATGAGGATCAAAAGCTTATGCCTTTAAAATTTGGAGACATGATAATGACAGGAGGTGTTTTGTCTTATCAAGCTAATATTTCTAGTGGCGGCATGGGGGCTAGAAACTTAGGAATAGGTATTTCAAGACAGTTTAGAGAAGACATAATTACAGTTAGTTTAAGAACAGTCTCAGTAAGTACGGGAAGAATACTTACAGAAGTCTTAGTAACAAAGACAGTCTTGTCTGCGTCGTTAGATAACGATGTGTTTAGGTTTGTTTCAGATAGTACAGAGTTAATCGAAATTGAAGGAGGTGCGGTAAAAAACGAGCCGACCAGCATTGCCTTGCAAATGGCGATTGAAAAAGCGGTATTAGAAACAATAAAAGAGGGTGTAGAAAATAATTATTGGAGGATAAGAGAATGAAAAAACTTTTATTATTACTGATGTTATCTTCGACGTTATACGGAGCAGATAACGAAATATACATTGACCAAAGTTCTGGAAGTTCTAATTCTAATATGGATTTAGAACAACTTGGATCAGGCAATATAATAGGCGGCTCTGATGCCGTAGCAGGCACAATGACTGCCTTAGACTTAGACGGCACAGCTATGACTCTTGATATAAATCAGATTGGGGATAGTAACAAGTTCTTAGGAGATATTACAGCAGATTCATACACTGGCTTCTTTGAATTTGACGGTAACAGCAATACTTTCAACATGAACACAGATAAGACAAACACTTATGGTGCAGACTCATCTAATGTAAATGTCGACGTCACAGGCAATAGCAACACTTTCACACTTAATCACGCCACTGTTGCGCTAGCTAGTACTCTTGATCTTGATTGGATTATTAATGGATCTAGTAATAGCATAACTGCTGCCATAGATATTGATGGAGCTACTAACTACATGGATATTGATGGATCGGATAACACGGTTACATACGACGGTGACGGATATGCGGGTGGGTATTTTTGGTTAGATCATACAGGAAGCAATAGAACATTTAACATACAACAACAAAGCACATTAGATAATGATTGGCTCAAGATTATTAGTAACGGTTCTACTACTAGCTCTGTGTGTGTCATTCAAAACGACCAAGGCACAAGCACAGGCTGCTGATATAGGCAGTATTAGTGAGTTACGCGGTAACGCACAAGTAGTAAGAGATAAACCTTACGGAGCGGAAATAGACTTTGGCATATTAAGTTATGACAAAGTAGAGACTGCCAATGGACGTATGGGTATTACTTTTATAGATGAAACACAGATAAGACTTACAGAAAATTCTAAAGTATTAATAGACGAGTTTATATTTGATCCTGATCCAGATAAATCTAAAATGGCTTTAACCTTTGCAAAAGGTACAGCAAGATTCGTTACTGGTAAATTAAATAAAGTAAGAAAAAAGAATATTAAAATACGTACGAACAGTGCGACGATAGGTATTCGTGGAACTGACTTTACAATAACTGTAGACGAATTAGGACGGTCATTAGTTATCTTATTGCCTAATTTTGACGGCACTTCTAGTGGTGAAATAACGGTAGAAACTGCTATGGGTATGGTCGTTCTTAATAAACCTTATCAATCTACGGTGGCGACAGTGTATGAACAAGCTCCTGCTAAACCAGTAATTTTAGATATTACTTTAGAGCTCATTGATAATATGTTAATTGTAAACCCTCCTAAAGAAGCAGAAAACACATTACAACAAGCTGAATTACAAGGTACAGCAGATTATCTAGATTTTTCAGATTTAGATATAGATTTTTTGGCAGAAGATTTTTTAGATAATCAACAAGAATTGGAATTTACTGAATTAGATATTAATTATCTCGATGTCAATTTTTTAGAAGATTTGTTAAAAATAATAGATGCTTTAGCGATAGCTGAGGAAGAAGATGAATTAAATAGATTAGCCACAGGTATCAGAATAGCAGGTACAGAAATAGGGCAAGATAAAGATACTCAAATAACTACGATAATAACAGGGCAACAAGTCAGTATTAGAAGAGCTGTAGGGGATAGCTTTAGGCTAGATTTAGACGGTTCGAGCTCATACACCTTAATTCTTTTACAAAACGGTGTAGAAAACGTTGTAAAAGTAAACGGAGGTTCTGCAAATACGATAACTATTAAACAAAGTAGTTAATTTTTAAATTTTTAAATATATACAGAGTCAATAATCATGAAGTATAATCGACTAATCAGTTCTTTACTGCAGCCTTCGGAGACGGCTTTATCCGCTAAAAACATACTGGGAACAATATGCTAAAATTAAGATGATAGAGACATTAGCCACTATAGGTAAATTCTTAACAGGGGTTTCAGCCGCTAAACAAGCTTTCGATCCTGAAACAACAGGAGGAGGTGGTGGTGTGTCTGCGCAAACACAAACAGGAGGCGGTGGTCTTCAATATACTCCTGTAGGTTTAGAAAGTTTAGATATAACCCCTTTCGAATATCAATTATTAGAGGAAATATTTCGTAAAGAACAAGAAGAACCTCAACAAATGTACCATGGAGGTGAACTATATAAAAACGTAGGTGGGGGGATAGGCGATTTATTTGAGGATATTGATCCCGACTTAGAAATTACAGCTCCGTCTCAAGACGAATTTTTTAAACAAGATAGAAAAATTGATAGAGAAAGACGTAGAGATTTTCTTATGGATACAGCAGATGAAGTAAGTATGTATTTAGAACAATTATCAAAATTTAAAGGGTTATTAGATCCTGAAACATCAGCACCTATTAGAGGAAGAGGTGTTATAGTTCCAGGAGCAAGTCGAAGCGGTAGAAGTATGTCTAATAGAGATTTAAGAGTAGGTGGAACAACAATAAATCCTTTTACATATAAAATGTTAAAAGATGGAGGAGAGCCTGACGCAGTTTTAGATAGACGAATGTTTGCTGCTAATCCTATGTTAGATGGAGGAGACGTTAAGGGTCCAGGTGGTCCAAAAGACGATTTAATACCAGTTATGGCAAGTAATGGAGAGTTTATGTTATCTAAAGCTGCAGTAGATCAGGTAGGTGGCGGTGACCATGCTAAAGGTATTGCTAGGTTAGAAGCTTTTAATGAATTAGGAAACCAAAGATATGGCTGATAGGACAGAACGAGAATTTTCATCACAAGCTCCTGCTCGTTACGTAGGAGATTTTTTATCACAAGGTATATTTCCGTTTTTAGGTGGTTTTTTACAAGACCAATTTCGAAACATAGGTGCACCCGATGCTACTCCTTTTACATATACAGGCGAAAGAATAGCACAATTTGATCCTAGAGAACAATATGCTATGGAGCTTTCTGATGCTGCTATCGGCTCATATAGACCATTTATAAGAGATGCCTCAGATATTTTTTCTACAGGTGTAGAAGATTTAAGAAATATACAAGGCGCAGGATTAGGTGCTTTCGGTGAAGCAGGAGCAGCAGCGCAAGCAGGTCGTGGAGATTTTGATCCTACAACAGTTTCAAGTTTTCAAAATCCTTTCGAAGATCAAGTAGTACAACAAACTTTATCAGATATTAGTGAAGGATTAGCTAAAAGCGATATAGGTTTAAGGGATAGAGCTATTGACGCAGGAGCTTTCGGAGGTTCTAGGGGTAGGTTAACACAACAGGATTTAGCAGAAAGGGTAGGTAGAGGGGCTACAGAAGCAGTAGGAGCTATACGTAGTAAAGGTTTCCAAGATAATATTCGTAACGCGTTAACCAGTTTTGAAGGAGCTAGACGTAGAGATCAAGGAGCAGGACAATTATTTTCAAATATAGGCTCTGGGCTAGGAAGTTTAGGTAACGTAGGCGCGGCAGGTCTGTCACGTTTTGGATCAGGCATGCAAAGTTTAGGCGGTTTACTATCAGGATTACAAGGACAAGATATTAACCGTACTTTAGGTATAGGGTCGTTAGGTAGAGGTAGAAATCAATCTGAATTAGATAGGGCATATTCTGATTTTGTAGGCACTTATAATTTACCTTTAACAACTTTAAGTAATGTAGGTTCGGTAGTATCTGCCCTCGGACCGATGGCAGGTGGTTTTGGGTTTGCAGGCAGTAGTGCTCCGCAAGATTTTGGAGTTTCAGGACAGCCTTTTTATCCTAATCAAACTATGGGCACAGTAGGGGCTAATTTTTATGGCGGTGGTATGGGCGGTATGGGCGGTATGGGCGGAATAGGTAGTTTTTCTAATATGTACGGCACTACTGCTGGAACTAATACTTATGGCATGAATATGCCGATTATGTAATATGGCGAACGGAAGAAGAGGCGGAATAGGAACTTTAGGCTTTCCACAATTTAATGCAGGTGGACAAGGTGGAGTTATACCACAGTTACAACTTAGACCTGCACCGATTAACTTTCCGCGCGCAGGTGGTGGCGGAGGCGGTAGCGGTAGACGACAAATCAATCCTGCTGTTGCATTTCTTCCAGGAATCATAGGTGCATTAGGTAATAGATTTTTACCACAACCTGCAGTAAAACAAAGAGTTCCTACTGGAGATGATAGAATAGATCGAGTTTTAGCAGAGGCTGATTTAACTTTTGGAGCCGAAAGAGAAGATCCTACTTTGTTTCAAGAATTACTTCCTTTAGGTATTGATGCTTTGATCGCGGGTAGCTTAGGAGACAGAGGAGGAGCTGCGTACGCACAGACAGCAATAGATAGAAGAGTTGCTGATTTAGCGAATAGAAGAGACATAGAAGGCACGAAAAGACAATTCATAAAAGAACAATTAGAACCTGAATCAGCGCAAAAAGTAACTTTAATAGATGCGGATAAAATCAAAGCTGGAGTTTTAGATACTCGAAGAGGTTTCTTTTTACCGAAAGAACAAAGATTTAAAGTTTTTGATCCTAAAAACCCTAAAGCTAATGAAGATGGATTTGCTTATGCTAATGAAGTAAGCAGAGGTAATTGGTTAGATGCAGCACAAACAGGTGGAGATAGTAGAGATTTTAGCTTTTTGAAAGATCCACAATATGTACAACTTTTTGATTTTACTAAAACACAAAAAGAAAATGATGATGCTTTATTAAGCACCTATTCCTCCATAAACAAGGTTGTAAAAGAATTAGATAAAGCAATAGAAGACCCAAGTTTAAACCCAGCTACTACAGTTACTACAGCTTTAGGGTTTGTGGACGACCTATATGCTAATATAGACCAAGTATTCAAATCTCGTGGAAAAATAGAAAACAGTTTTTCTCAAGATCCTGAAGACAGTGGAGTGGCTTCTCAAGAACTATGGTTAGCTTTGTCAACAGGAAACGAAGAAGACATAGATGCAGCTACTAAGAAATTAGAAGGTGTATTAAACATCAACCTTGCTGATGAACAGTATCTAGGAAGTTTAGCCTACAGCAATATCCAACTAAGGGCAAATATGCTAACACTTGCATACGCTGCTGCAGCTTCAGCAGGTCAGACAGGAAGAACACTTTCTGACCGAGACTTAGCTTTGTTTTTACAAATAGTAGGTTTCGGAGCATCCCAAAATCCTCTAGTTTTGAAAGAACGTATATTATCTTTTGGCGATGCCGTAGAAGAAAGAAACAATAATAGAATACCTGTATTTTTACCTAAAAGCGGTTTAGGTGTGTATGATTTATCTGACACAATAGTTCAATCAACTTTAGGTGATTATTATATCCCTTCGAAAAATGAACAAGGTGAAGATAATTGGTTAGACATCGATAAGTATACACAAAGAAACTTCGGAACACGATATAAAGATGTTGAAACATATAAAAAATTCAAAAGCCATAAAAGAGGTGCTTTCGATTCTCCTAAAGAAACAGAAGGGACAGAGGAAAAAAGTATTTTAGATGGTATTGATCTTCAAATTAACTGATGGTGGATGCAACAACCCTTACTAAAGAAGACATAGAAAGTCTTGTAAATCGCGGTGCGCTAGAAGTTAGTAAATTACCTATTTCGAATCAAAATCCTAACGTATTGTTTGGCGATATTTATAACACAGATCAATTAAAAGCCGCTGCTATCGCTAAAAGCGTACCTTTACAAAGTTATCTTTCTATATTGGAAGGTCCCGATAAAGTAAAACAAAAAGTAGATGAATATAATCAAGCTGTACCTTCTTTATTAAGTTTTTATAATAGACCTCCGTCTACTTTAACAGAAGCAGATATTTTTCCTGAATACACTGCTAGAGCTCAACGCTATGATAAAGAAGCAGACAGGCGCACTAGAGAGACTGCGTATCTAAGAGGTAATTTACCAGAGAGTTTTTTAGAACCCGAGCCTCCCATGAAACCTATGGGGTACGATAACGCTATGCAAATAGCCGCTCGTGGGTTTGATCCTCGTAAAGAACTTGACATAGAGGGAATCTCTTCATTCAGAAGGAGAATGGCGGCTCGTGGTCCGTACAATCTAACCCCTGAAGATTTAAATTATGCAAAACAGTATTTAGGAACTGATTACTCGAGCCGTATAGAAAATCCCGAAACTAGAGGTGCCTATGCTGAACGTCTTCCTGGAAAATTTGCGTATTTAAATCCAGCTAATCCTGATCTCGGCATTGTTTACGTAGAAGAAGGAAAAGAACCTGTGTTATATGATTCACCTTTAATTACAGGAACAGATGCATTAGAGTTATTTGTTCAAGAAGCACCTGTCATCGGTGCAGAAGTATTGATCGGTGGTAAAGGGTTAAAATATTTTGATGAATTTTTAAAAGACGCTCCTACTGGTAAAGGATTGGCAGGTAAAGCTTTTGAAGGAACGGCAGGAAATCTCTTACTTTCAGGAGGAGCTGCAACAACAAGATTTTTACAATTATTAAGTGGTTCTTTAACAGGTGTACATAATAGAGATATAACCAATATGTTAGAAGAATCAGGATATGTAGCCATGTTAGCTTTTGCAGGGAATACAGCAATATCTGCATTTACAAGTGGGTTCCCTAAATTATATAGAGGAATCACTGGTAGAGATTTATCTGCTACCGATATAAAAAAGATAGAAGAAGCTATAGAGGCTAAACAAGCTAGTGCTCAAGGTAAAACAGTAAGAACAAGAACAGGTGAGGAGCCTACAAGTCTCCTTGATATCGATGAAGCTTTAGAAAAACTCTCTTCTGAAATAGGTAAAGAATTAAAATTTAATCCTACTTTAGCGCAAGCCACAAAAGATTCTTATATTGCTGATTTAGAAAATATTTTAATGACAAATATAAACAATCCTGAATACGGCATTTTATATAAAGAAATGTTAGACGGTAACGAACAATTAATACAAGATTTATTTGACGGTATTTTCAAAGACTTAGCTAATGATACGACAGGGAATACCGTAGCTAAATCTCTCACTAATTTATTTGGAAGGAAATCTAAAAATTTACAAGATCAAGGTCTTGTTATCATGTCAACTATTAAAGAAAACATAGATAACATGAGGTCAGCTTCTCAAGGTAAAAATTTATTAGATGAAGTTGTTGATATACAAGCCTCTTCTAAACTAATACCTAGAACCACAACCCGTTTAAACCAAATATCTCGTAATTATAAAGAACAACTAGCTAACGATGTTAATACGGCGTTCGATTTACCTGAATTAGCTAATTTAAAATTTACAGGTAGAGGTTTTAGAAATCAAATAAAAGCTTTCGAAGACGCAGGTAAACAAACAACAGGTTTAAATGTAGGTCGTAAAGAAATAGATAAAAATTTTAATGAATTATTCGAGCCACAAATTTTAGAAAGACTTACAAGATATAAAGACGGAGATTTAACGATAAGAGAATTAAACGATATTCGTACACAGATTAATTCATTCGCTAGCACATTAGAACCAGGAAAAAGTGTCGGACAACAAAAAGTTTTCCAACTTAGTCGTGATTTACAAGAGTCTATTGAAAATACTATGTTTAGTACGATAAGAAAAAATCTTCCTAAAGACCAAGCAGATTATGTTATTGAAACATTAAACGTACAAAAATATGGTACCGAATTAGCAAACAATCGTGCTATAACAGATTTATTACGAACAAATCCTGAAGAGGTTGTTGGATATTTATTTGCAGGAGGAAAAGGTAAAACAGTAAATACTAGAGCTAATAGTCTTATTGATTTTTTACAAACCACAAACAGTAACAGTGAGATAAGAAGGATTAGAAACGACACTATTGAATTTATAAAACGAAACTTTTTTGACGACCCTGATTTATCCCCTGTAGAACTTAGTAAAAACTATAGAACTTTTTTAGATGAAAACGAAGCAACACTAAGATCTATTTTTCCCGAAGATGAATTTAAAGGGATATTACGAACTAGACAAGATTTTGCTAAAAATATAACTGAACCGTTAGAACGTTTAGATAGAAAGAATAGATTACTTACTGCTAAATTTGGAGAAGATAGCCCCTTTAATATAGTAACTGAAATATTAGGAACAGGAGGAACTAGAAAGGCAAGCGGTGAATTAATCGATGATTTAAATTTTATAGATGACTTACTTGAATCAGCAACAGGAGCCGAAAAAGAAATACTACAAAAACAAATAAGTGATGCAACTAAAAAATATATTTTATTAAGATCATCAGTAGACGGTAAATTTGACGTTAATAGATTAAACCAATTTATGAACGAGGGGTTTGCTCCTGCACAATTAGTTGGTGATGATTTAAGTTTTAAAGGAGTAATGGGTAGGTTGATCGATAATCCAGATGATTTTTTTACTAATCTTGATGTTATGAGAGATGTCGGCATGAGGCTTACACAAGATTTAACAAGCGCGGCTCCATTAAGACAACAAATAAGAGAAGCAGTGTCTGATCCTGGAACAGAGTATCTTAGAAGATTTTTCATACCACCTCTGACACAGTTTGGTAGAAGAACTACAGCCTTAGAAAATCTTGTTACAGACCGTAATATTAAATTTTTAAGTAAAGTTCTTACTGATGACAACTTATTTAAAGCTTATGCTGATGGTATAAAAGACACTAAAAAAGCAGGAAATATTGCAAAAATATTGGCTGATTATGGTATATTACATTATGAAGATATTGGTAGCACAGCTAGATTTTACGATACAGTAGAAAAAAGACAAACACCAACAGCTAGAGAAACATTGACAACAGAAATGATACAAGATATTGAAAGATTACAGAGAACAATAGGAGCATACAACTAATGGGTCCAGGATTTGGTGGTATAAATATAGGAAACTTTGCTCTTCCAAATATTGATCTGGAAGACATAAACGCAGGTATTGCGTCACAAGTTGCTAAATATTTAGCAGAACAAGATTTATCTAATTCAACAAATGAATTCGAAAAAGACGTAGCTGAAAACGTGATTGACCAAATAACAGATTTCGAATCTGGTATTGGTTCTCTTCCTCCTGTAGTAGAACAAGTTTTAGGTACAATGATGCCACAAGATAAAGCTATAGAAGCTGTTTCCGATAGAGATTTTCCTACGTTCGCAGAACCCACAGCTCCTGATCTTATTGATTTTAAAGAAACTATAACACAAGCTCTTCCAGTAGAAACTTCTCCAGCAGTGACTACTCCAGCAGTGACTACTCCAGCAGTGACTACTCCAGCAGTGACTACTCCAGCAGCAGCACCGATAGCTTTCAATACACCAACTTTAACTAATGAAGAATTAGCCGCAGGATTACTTGGTTTATTAAATAGTGATGACGAAAGGGCTATAGGTAGAGCTAACGAATTAGATTTACCTATTATAGGGGGTGTTGGATCATTACCAAGTACAGGACGTGATAATATTCCTGCGTATGATCCTAATCAACCTCCTGGTGTATTTTCACCCCCTGTAAGATTGCCAGATGTGAGCGGTCGACCTGCACCGATTAATTCACCCATAAGTAATTTAATTACACAACAAAGACAGGCTTATAATTCTGCATTACAAAACGCAGTATATAATCCTGCACCTCCACAACAGCAAACAACTTTTGTGCGACCGATGTCCGCAGCAGAGTTTGGCAGTAGACCAGGAGAAGAACCTCAAACTAATTTAGGGTTTATGTCTATGAGAGGTGGAGGAGCTATGAAATTACCGAATAGTCCTATGAATATGGGATTAGCAGGCTTGCCCCCGATGCAACAAAACGATAAACTAACACAACTATTCGCGCAGTCGTTTAGACCAAGGAGATAAATATGGCGATGAAACCAACAGAAGAAATAATGATGATGGGTAAAAGAGCAGATGTACCTATGGGTAACCCAAATGCTAAAAGAGAGGCACCTCCAGAAGCCATGGAAGCTATGGCAGCACTTATGGGTAATGAGGCTATGTTAGGTTCAGGTATGGATAGAACGATGCCCGAGGACAGTGGTATGTCTATGCAACAAGATGCAGGAGCATTAGCAGAAGCTGTAGTAGGTAGAACAGGGGGTGATGTACAACAAGCTTTGATGTTATTAGACGACGCTAAATCTATGTTAGAAGCCGCTTCCCGTGAACCTCAAAGAGCGGCAGAAGGTAAAGCGTTAAAACCTGTTCCTGAAGATAATAAAGGGCTAGGTAAGTTACCTGAAGACGTAAGAAACAAAATGGGTTTTATGGCTGATGGCGGCGGTATTATGAGCGCGGAAGAAGCTATGAAGGAATTAGAAAATTTTAGGTCTTAACCAATCCAATCCTTCCATTTATCATCACCTAACACCTCTTGTGCTAGGTTGAGCTTATTGCGCAAAGCTTTTACAATTTTTTCATCTACAGTATCTTTCGATATTAAATCAATATAAGTTACTTTATTAACTTGTCCTATACGATGAGCCCTATCTTCTGATTGTAATCGTTTTTCTAAATCATAATTATTACTGTAATAAACAACGTTACTTGCTTGGTGTAGGGTGATTCCATACCCACCTGTTTGAGTATTACTTATTAGATACTGTAATCTAGAGTTGGGATCTTGAAACCTATCAATGATGGATTGACGTTCTTCTTCAGGTGTTCCTCCGTAATACGTAGCTACTGCATCAACTCCTACAATATCGTGCAATGTTTTTAAAATCCTTTTTATATCGTATTGATAATTAGCCCATATAATTGTTTTACCTTGTATTTCTTCTAATACTTTTAATAATTCCTCTAATCGATTGTTTTTAATTTCTATTTCTTCACCTTCATCGTGTTTTACAAAACCACAGGTAACTTGGTGTAATCTTAATATTTGAGTTAGAACCGAGCTAACACTAACTATTTCATTCGATTCAAGTTCTGCTATCGCATAATCTTTTATTTGGTTATATACTTTCTTTTGTTCAGGAGTAAGTTCTACTTCTCTTTTTTGGTAAACTTTATCTGGAAGGTCTAAACAATCTTTTTTCAAAACTCTATAAGAAAACTGGTTTACTTTATCAGATAATTCATCTAAGTTTTGATAACCAACTACTTGTCTAAAAGTTCTTTGCCCCATGCTTCTATTTATTACTTTCGCGTAATGATTTTGAAACGTATAAAATGATGAATACCCTAACAACTGAGAGCATAAAAACTCTGATTGACTATATAAGTCTAGTGGTGATTGAGTAACAGGAAAACCTGTTAATATGCGTCTGTATTTACTTTGTAATGCCAACTTAACGAGGTTCTTTGTCCGTTGTGCTTTCGGGTTTTTTATTGTGGTAGATTCATCGACTGCCATCATGGCGTTGTGGGTTAGTAAAAACTTATCTACGAACGCCACACCTTTCTTAGTACTAAAAGCTTCTACATTAATAACTAATATCTTTAAATCGTCTGTGACTTCAAACAACTTTGTAAGCTGTAGTTTTTCTTTTTTATTTGGTGCAGGATTCCATACGCCTATACGCCTTATTATATGTTCGGGCATGTGTGTTGGTATTTCACGTTCTGACCAGTTCTTATATACGCCTTTAGGTGCGATTATAACAGCCGCATTGATAGCTCCTCTGTCGTAGAGCACAGCTATGTTATCAACAAGTACTTTAGATTTACCTGTCCCCATTTCCATAAAATAGGCAAACTCTTGTTTATCCCAGGATCGTTTCAACGCCTCAAGCTGATGCTCATATGGCTCCGTTTTAAATTTATATTTCATGTGGAAACTTTCTTATTTCTAATAGGATATAGTATATATTTTAGAGAATATTAATAGTCCAAACGTAAATTTATCCTTCATGCCCTCTCATAAATAATATTTATAATAGATTTTTAGATAAATCTAATAAATTCAAATCCTCTGTTTTACTGCGTTCGATAAAAAATCTATTAGATTATTACTTCTATTAGTAGTTTTAAAAAAGTTTTAGATGTAAAATTTTTATTTCCTAAAATACATATAAGTAATATCACTTTACTTTGCCGTATTAGGATAGTATCTTAAAACCTGTAGAAATTAGAAAGGAGAAAAATGACGGTATATGTTGTTCAAGAAGTATCGGGGCGGAATATCGCATCTGCTAGACAGTATGGTGATTTTGAAGTTTTGTTACCTCCGCAAACTAATATCATGTTAAGTGCAGCACCTTCAGTTAGAAGAATGAAGAGAATACTTCAGGACTATAAAGAAGGTGATTACTTATTATTGATCGGAGATCCCGCAGCTATTGGAGTCGCGTGTTCTATAGCTGCATTTATTAATCGAGGTCGTTATAGTATTCTTAAATGGGATAGACAGGAAGGCGTGTACTATCCTGTCGATATCGACCTACATCAGAAAGGAGAATTATGAATAAAGAAAACCCAACGTTTGAGGAACTTACTGGTCAAGACACAGTCGAGACTTTTAACGACCTTAATGACGGAGAGCTTTCATTAGTATCTACGTTAGCTAATAAACAGTTACAACTAGCTCAAGAACTTTCAGAGTTAGAAGAAGCTGTAAAAGCTAAAAAAGAAGAGTTTAGATTAACTTCAGAACAAGAGTTACCTGAGGCTATGCAAACCGCAGGGCTTACAGAGATAGTTCTTAGTACAGGTGAAAAAATATCTGTTACTGAGTTTTATAACGCTCATATATCTAAAGCTAATCAAGAGCTCGCTTACCAATGGTTAGTCGAAAACGGACACGAAGGTTTAATTAAAAATGAAGTTTCGTTAAAGTTTGGTAGAGAGGAGGGGCAAGTAGTTGATGAAACTGTTATGGCTCTTAAATCTAGGGGGCTATCACCAGAGGTAAAACAAACCGTCCATCCAAGTACGTTAAAAGCTTTTGTTAAAGAGCAATTAACATCTGGAAAGGATATTCCAACAGAACCATTTGGAATCTATATAGGTTCCAAAGCTATTATTAAGAAGGATTAATATTATGGCAGAAGATAAAACAAGCCTAGCTGAGGCGAAACAAACAGCAATCGCTACTTTTGACGATGATTTATTATCGGGTGGTACAGGATTAGAAGAAACTACAACTGAGGATTTTGCGATCCCGTTTATCAGGGTTCTTCAGCAAATGTCCCCACAACTTAATAAACAAGACGGAAGATATAACCCAGATGCACAAGCAGGCATGCTTGTTAATACAGTGACTAATGAAGTCTACGACGGGGAGAAAGGCATCACAGTTGTGCCTTGCGCGTATGTTAAAAAATACATTGAGTGGGTTCCTAGAGAGAAGGGTGGTGGCTTAGTGAACGCTGACCATGGTGCTTCTATTTTAAAATCTTGTACAAAAGATCCTGAGTCCCGTAGATTATATTTAGATAACGGTAACGAAATAGTAGAAACGGCACAGTTCTTTATATTAGTTTTAGAACCTACACCACAACAAGCGGTAGTAGCTTTTACATCCACACAGTTAGGTGCTTCTAGGAAGTGGTTGACTATGTTAAGAATGGCAAGAGTTCAAACTAGCAAAGGTCAGTCAGTATCTGCTCCTATGTTCGCGTATAAATATACGTTAGGAACTTTATCACAATCTAATGATAAAGGTTCGTGGAACGGGTTTACTGTAAATCAAGAGGGTCCAACCGACGTAGAAACAGCGCATATAGCTAAAGAGTTTATGAACGCTGCTAGATCGGGTGAGGTAGAAGTAAAAGAAGAGCAGCAAAGAGACGGAGGAGTAGAAATACCTACAGATTCCGAGGAAGATGCTCCCTTCTAAAATAAAGGAGAAAACATATGTCGTTAGCAGAGGAATTTGCTACACGTTACGCTGGACTACGGCAGGCATATGGAACTTTTACAGCTACGAATGAATCGAGAGAAGATGGAAAAGCAGGTGGTAAAAACATTACTATATCTAAAGAGTTATCTGAAGACGATGTTTTACAATTATGGGAAAATCACCTGTCAGGTGAACAAAGCATTGGGCTCGTCCCAATCGACGAGAACAATGCTTGCGTTTGGGGTGCTATAGATGTTGATGAGTACTCCTTAGACTTAAAAGGATTATCTAAAAAATTATCTAAACATAAATTACCATTAATCGTATGTCGTAGTAAAAGTGGAGGAGCCCATATTTACTTGTTCATAGAAGATCCCGTGCCTGCCTCTTTATTACAAAGAAAGTTAAGGCAGATAGCGGCTTCTATAGGTTACGGTCAAGCGGAGATATTCCCTAAACAAACACAGCTGTTGTTAGATAGGGGGGATAGAGGTAGCACATTAAATATGCCTTACTTTGGGGGAGAGAGTTCTACTAGGTATGGTTATGGAACTGAGGGTCAAGCTCTAAGTCCAGAAGAATTTATAGAAAGAGTTAAAGAAATAACTCTAACAGTAGAGCAAATAGAAAAGTTAGAGGCTAGTCCTTTAGCGGAAAACATAGATTGGCTAGACCAAGCCCCTCCATGTATACAACATTTAATAGTTCAGGGATTTCCTAAAGGAACTAGGAACTCAGGTTTATTTAACGTTGGAGTGTTTTTAAGGAAAAAATACCCAGACGAGTGGGAAACAAGATTAGAGAAAGTAAACTTACAATATATGCAACCACCATTGGGGGCACAAGAAGTTATTACGGTAACTAAACAACTAAAAAGGAAAGATTATTTTTATAGATGTAATGACCAACCTATAGCGAGTCATTGTAATAGTCCATTATGTAGAACAAGAAAACATGGTATAGGGGCTAACGGCGGAACGCCATTATTTAGTAATTTAACTAAACAAGATAGTGATCCACCTATCTGGTTTTTAGATGTTGAGGGTGGGAGATTAGAATTAGAAACAGATGATTTATTAAACCAAAACAGATTTCAGCGTAAATGTATGGACGCTTTAAATAAAATACCTCCTAAAGTAAAAGAAAACGTATGGAGACAGATAATACAGCAACTATTAGATAGTTTAACGATAGTTGAAGTACCTAAAGAATCTTCTACAGAAGGACACTTCTTAGAGCTATTAGAAACTTTTTGTACAGAAAGACCTGCTAGAGAGAAGGATGAAATACTTTTACATAAACCGTGGACAGAGAATGGTAAAACATATTTTAGATTAGCTGACCTTATGGAGTATTTACATAGGCATAATTTTAAAGATTATCCTAGAAACAAACTTACAGCAAAACTAAAACAGATGGAGGGTAGTCCACACTTTTTTAACATAAAAGGTAAGGGTGTTAATGTTTGGTACATTACAGAGTTTATCGCTCAGACCGAATCCCACGACTTACCAGAATTTAATGAGAATCCAATATGATGACTTATATGAGAGGAGGCATGAAAGATTATATGCCGTATATCGAAAAATGGGATAACCCAGTAGAAAGAATATTTAATGGAAAACCTGTCGTAGGTAGACCAACAAGGGCTTATGGCTTATCTTCTTTTGAATATGCGGGTAAGTTATATGAACCTGATCCGTGGAGTAAAAATATGGCATGGATTAAACAAGGTGCAGAGGAATATACTAAAAGAGTTACAGGACGTGAAGTTGAGTTTACCTTTTGTTTATGTGGTCTTTATAAAAATGGTCAAGTAGGCGTTCCTTATCATTCAGATACTGTTCCTACAGAAGATGACCTTGTTGTCTCTATCTCTTTCGGAGAGCCACGAGTATTTAATTGGAGGCAGTACGCTGGAAATATTAAAGATAGAACTGATACTAGCGAAATAAACACCGAGGGGGTGGACATAAGCAAGTTCAGGTCTTATATATTAAGACACGGCGATGTAATAATTTTTGACGGAGCTTCTCAGATGTCAGCAACACATGCTGTACCTAGAGTAAGTGGCGTTAACGAAAGGATTAATTTAACTTTTAGGACAGGGCTATGACACTGCCTGACCATACACAAGTTATTCTTGGACCACCAGGAACAGGCAAGACGAGCACATTGTTAGGTCTTATAGAAGATGAATTAGAAAAAGGTACAGAGCCTACTAGGATAGGATTTTTTACGTTCACTAAAAAAGCGGTTAATGAAGGTAAACAACGAGCTATGGATAAATTTGAACTAACTCGTAAAGATTTACCGTTTTTCCGTACGCTCCATTCTTTAGCGTTTAGACAATTAGGTCTTTCTAAAGAAAGCGTTATGGATTTAAAAGATATAAGAGAATTAAATCAAGTTCTTAATTTAAGATTAACAGGCGGAGCGGGTACAGACTCAGGACATTTATTTGGAATGAGCCACGATGATCGTTTAGCTTTTATAGAAAATCTATCCCGTATGAGACAAGTAGATTTAAAAGATCAATGGCACGATGTAGAGGATGCAGTAGGTTGGTTCGAATTAGAACGATATGCAAGAGGGTTAGACTTATTTAAACAAGATAGATTATTAGTGGATTATACGGATATGCTAAAACTGTTTTTAGAAAAAGGCGATGTGCCTAAATTAGATGCAGTTTTTGTAGATGAAGCTCAAGATTTATCTCCATTACAGTGGGCAGTGGTTCGTAAGATTATTCAGTATGCTGACCGTGTATATGTGGCAGGAGATGATGACCAAGCTATTTATAAGTGGGCAGGTGCAGACGTAGATTATTTAATACAAAACTCTAAAGATGCAATGATCTTAGAACAATCTTACCGTATACCGTCAGCGGTTCATGAATTAGCTAGTCGATGTATTAATCAAGTACGATCCAGGATTCATAAGGCATGGCTTCCTAGGAAACAAACAGGATTAGTTAGGTGGGAACCGTCTATCGAACTTATTAATATGGAAAAAGGTGATTGGTTAGTATTAGCTAGAACAAATTATTTATTAGAACAAATCGATGATTATTGTAGAAACGAAGGATGGTTTTTTGAAGTTAAAGGCAGACCTAGTATTTCTGATACAAAAATAAAAGCTGTGTTAAATTGGCAGATTTTAAGGAAAGGAGATAGTTTACCCCTATCAGAATGCGTCAATCTGTTAAAATTTATAAAAGTCCGTAAGGTAAACTCCCTAGATGTTTTAGAAATTGACGCGATGATGACGCTAGCCGATTTAAAGGAACGTTTTCCCGAACTACCTGATGGAGATTGGTACGATGCCCTTACTTCTTTAACTCCTAAAGAGGTTAGTTATATACGGGCTATGTTACGAAGAGGAGAAAAAATTACGAAAGAACCTAGAATACGTTTATCTACCATACATGCCGCTAAAGGTGGCGAAGCTACAAACGTAGTTTTATTAACAGATATAACTAATAGAGTTTATAAAACATATCAACAAAACCCTGACGACGAAAACAGGGTGTTTTATGTTGGGCTTACTAGGGCAAAAGAGAATTTATATTTGATAGAACCTACTACAACAAGATGCTTTCAAATATAAAAACTTCTTTACTTTGCAACTAAAAGTAAAGGATAATTAAATGTGTATATTAGAAAGGAGAAAATATGTCATCTATAAGACGAAAATTAAAAGTTAACGAAAACGATAGCAAAAACACTCGGATGGATTTAGCTTCTGCAGGTGTGTTAGGAAACTGGCGACCTGATGAATTAGCTCATATGAGTAGATTCGATAAAATAGCTAGTTTGGCTATAGAAGAATCTAAATTATTAGGTAGACCATTAGATACTTTAGAAATAGGTTGTGGTGAGTGTTGGTCATTAAGAGTGTTGTATAAGGCTTATGTTATTAAAAAGTCTGATGTTATCCGTTCTTATTACGGGTACGATATCGATCCAGCGTGTCAATTAGAAAACCCTTTTTGGTCGAACGGTGGGGGAGAACTAGAAGAATCTACATGGTTTAAGAATTTTAACGGCGAGATACGTATACAGGATTTAACAACTAATCCGATACTAGACTTACCCGATGAAAGTATAGACTTCTTTTGGTCGACAGAAGTTATTGAACACATGGGCAGAGAGTTTGTCCCCGCTTGGCTTGATGAGGCGGCAAGGGTTATGCGACCTGATGCTATTGCTTATATATCAACGCCTAACCATGACGGCTCTAACGATAAGTTGCCCGAGGATCATGTCTATGAGTGGGGCTTTCAAGAACTAAAAGAAGAACTAGAAAGAAACTTCCGTATAGAGGCAGTAACAGGTACGTTTATACAAATGCCTAAATTAAAGAAAGCCATGCATGAGGATAACTATACCAAAGACTATGACCGAATAACCCACACTGGATGGAGTATGGAACAACTTATAACGTTACAAGAACGTTTCGGTAAACAGTTTTTAAGAATGGCGGCGGCGGTATTTTACCCTGAGGTCGCTAACAACTGTGCGTGGAGGCTTGTTAAAAAGTGATTCAAGAACTACGGGATAGGCTCGACTTATACTTTTATTGGATACATGAAAGGGAAACCATACGTATTAATAAAGAAGTATTACAACACGAGCCACCGTGGACAGATGACCTTATACTACAAAAGTTTAAATTTTGTCAGGTATTTCGAGAAGAAGATAGGACGACTCGTTGGTTTAAACGACACATACGTAATGTATGGCGGGATGATCCTGAAGTGTTAATGGCTACTGTAATTTTTCGTTGGTTTAATTTTATAGAAACAGGGAGAACTTTAGTACGCCATAACTTACATATTGAGTGGGATAGAAAGAAAGCTATAGAAGAAATAACGAAACAAGATCAATGGATAACAGGTGCCTACATTATTAAAACACCTAACCGTATGGATAAAGTTACGGGCGTAGCAGAGTGTATATCCCATATGTGGGGAGATAGAGAAAAACTCGTAGACCAAATACTAGCTACGGAATCGTTAGAAAAATCTTGGGAGATTTTGCGGGACTATCCGTACATGGGTCCATTCATGGCGTACGAAGTTATAACTGATTTACGACACACCTATTTACTACGAGACGCTAAAGATATTTTGACATGGGCTAATGCTGGTCCAGGGGCGATGCGAGGGCTCAATAGATTAGCAGGAAGAGATTTAGATTTTTCAAGGCGTACTCATCCATGGAATGATGAGATGCGTAATTTGTGGGAAATATCTCGCGAAAGACTTAACTCTAACTTAATCGATTTAAGTCGGTTTGAGATGAGGGAAATAGAAGGAGGGCTTTGTGAATTCGATAAATACTCTCGGATACTAAACGAAGAGGGTCGAACACGAAGTGTTTATAAATATAATAAAGAACTACCGTTGGTAGAAGAATAGAAAGGAGAAAACATGGGCGGAATGAGCGATGTAGCCATTGATTTATTAGAGCAATATGGCGATATAGTAGACATATATTACACACAGTTTTTAGAAGTAGCCTTTTATTTAAAGGTCGCTGCAAGTTATGAAATGGCAGTGGGGTTTCTCAAAAAGAAACTGCCTCAACTAAGTGAGCAAGAGATAGGTTTTTTAATTAACGAAATAACAAGTGCGTACCAAGATTCAATATGAAAGTAATAAAAGCTAGAAATGTAAACGATGCTTTTTTATTAGGACTGGATTTATTTCAAGATCCTCGTAACTTTCGTGAACAAGAAAGTAGAAACGGAACAACATACGAGGCACTTGAGCCTGTGACTACGGTGTACGAAAAGCCTTGGGAGAGAGTGTTGCTTCTAAAGATAAGAGACGCTAACCCTTTCTTCCATTTTATAGAGGGTTTATGGATGTTAGCGGGGCGTAAAGATTTAGCCCCTTTAACTCGATATGTTAAATCTATGGAGAACTTTTCTGATGACGGAGAAACTTTATGGGGAGCGTACGGTTGGAGGTGGCGCAGTTATTTCCATAAAGACCAGATTAAAATGGTTATAGAAATGTTACGAAATAATCCCGACGATAGACGCTGTGTTTTACAGATGTGGGACGCTAATAAAGACCTTGGAAGGAACAGTAAAGACGTGCCGTGTAATACAAGTATCTATTTTAAGATACGAGATAAGCAATTACACATGACGGTTTGTAACCGTTCTAATGATATGCTTTGGGGAGCTTACGGTGCGAACGCAGTACATATGTCTATGTTACAAGAATATATCGCAGGTCATTTAGAAATCAGTATGGGCACATATAGACAAGTTAGTGATAGCTTTCACGTATACCATAACGAAGTTTGGGAGAGAGTAAAAGGCGTGGAGATAGATCCATGGACGTACTCTAGTTTAAAAAATCCTTACGATACATTAGACGGTATTGCGTATACGAATTTTATTACTAAGCCTGAAGTATTTGATTGGGAGTTAGATAGGTTTTTTAATATTCACCCAGAGGATATGCCGTCGTATGACGACGACACATGGGACAACCCAGCATTTAAAAATATAGCTGTACCCATGGTTAAAACATTTAACGCACATAAAAAGAGAGATTATGAATTAGCCTATAAAGAGGTTATGAGAATTCTACCGAACGACTGGATGACAGCTTGTTTCGATTGGATTAAAAAGAGAGATTTATCTTGGACACTTAATAACGAAGGAGGAAACGATGGAAAATAAGTGGGAAAATATGCGCGATATAGCGCAGTTAGACTTACAAGCTTTGAAAAAAGCTGAAGAGTCTTATGGAGATTCGTGGAGGCGACGCGGTGGCGTGGGTGCTTTCATGATGTTGGCACGTAAGTTCGATAGGATCGAGCATCAATCTCAGCGACATGGTTGGGATGTATTTGAAGCGGGCGAAGCTTTTAAAGGTGAGGCTGGCTTACTCGATGATATTAGAGACTTACGTAGATACTTGATACTTGTTGAAGAATATATCTTAAACAACTCAGGTGATATTAATGAAAATATGGAGGAAGAGTCATGGGATGGTTCGACTGGTTCAGAAGAAAACCAAAATTAGTAGTAGATAACGACTCTCAAGAGTTAACTAAAGAAGAGATAGAAGAGGGTGTAATAAGTAAAAAAGAAAACCCTGTTTTATCGGAAATGGTTAAGGAGGGAGTAGAGGATCTTATTTCAAAACAGATGGAAGAGGCTACTGTAGAGTTAGCGAAGTTTGAGGAGCCTAAACAGCCCAAAAGAGCTAGAACTAAAAAAGGAACGTATAAATCTGACGATAAATCTACGCCTGATGTTAATGAAGCTTGGGTAGGCGGTAAAGCACCGAAACCTAAGAAAAAGAATGTAAAGGTTGTTAGAAAGAAAAAGAAATAATGCATCAGTCTCCTATGTTCGCTCCTGAAAGTAACTGGATAATACCAGAGATCTTTCCTAAGTTTGCAGATGATGAACGTATCGCTGTAGATTTAGAAACGTATGACCCATTTTTACTCACGTCTGGTCCTGGATGGGCTACAGGACGTGGTCATATTGTTGGAGTGGGCGTTGCTACTAAAGATTGGAAAGGTTACTTTCCGATTCGTCATGAAGGCGGTGGCAACCTTGACGAGGCAGTTGTCTTGCGGTGGGTGAAAAATACTCTATCTTCTCCTAAACGAGAAGTAATTTTTCATAACGCTTTATATGATGTTGGGTGGTTAAGGAGAGAAGGAGTGGAGGTTAAGGGTGAAATCCTTGACACTATGTTTGCTGCTCCAATCGTAGATGAAAACCGATACTCCTACTCTCTTGACTCACTTGGACAGACTTATTGCGGAGAGAAAAAAGATGAGTCGTTACTACAAGACGCTGCCTTGGCTTGGGGTATCAACCCTAAGTCAGAAATGTATAAACTTAATTCTAAGTATGTTGGACCGTACGGTGAGCAAGATGCAGCACTTACGTTAAAGGTTTACCATAAATTAAAAGAAGAACTTAAACAACAAGGCTTAGAGTCAATCTATTCTTTAGAATGTAAATTAATTCCTTTATTAATAGAAATGAGGTGGAGGGGTGTTAGAGTAGACGAAGAGAAAGCAGATAAAATCAGTAAAGATTTATCGTTAAAAGAACAAAAGCTATTAGTAGAAATAAAACGTAAATATGGGGAAGATGTAAACCTATGGGCTAACGCATCTTTACAAAAGGTGTTTGATAAAAACAATCTACCATACCCTAGAACTGAAAAAGGTATGGCTAGTTTTCAAAGACAGTGGTTAGAAAACCACGAACATGACTTACCTAAAATGATAGTACAAGCTAGAAAGTTTAATAAAGCTAGAACTACATTTATAGAAAAAATGATTTCAGAACATTCGTACAATGGTAGAATCCATGCCGAAGCTCACCCATTACGTAATGATTCAGGCGGCACGGTTAGTGGTCGTTTCAGCTACAGCAACCCTAACTTACAACAAGTGCCTGCTCGTGACCCAGAGATAGGTAACTTGATACGCTCTATCTTTATACCAGAGGAGGGCTGTCAATGGGGTGTGTTCGATTACTCCCAACAAGAACCTAGACTTACGGTACATTACGCTAACCAACTAGGATTAATAGGGGCTGAGGACGCCGTAAAAGCCTATAGAGATAAGAACGCAGATTTCCATCAGATAGTAGCGGATATGGCTAAAATACCCCGTAAACAGGCTAAAAATATTAATTTAGGACTTAGTTATGGAATGGGTAAAGAAAAACTTATTAGGGAACTAGGATTAGACGATGCTGAAGCTCAGACTCTACTCGCTCAGTATCATGAAAAAGTACCTTTTATAAGAGGCATACAGGATCACTGTACCCGTGTGGCTCTCGATAGAGGTTATATAAGAACTCTCGCAGGTCGTAGGTGTCATTTCGATCTGTGGGAACATAAATATGATAAAAGCGTTCCCCTACCTCTAGAGGAAGCTAAAATTAAATACGGTGATACATTAAAAAGATCTTTTACATATAAAGCCCTAAATAGATTGATTCAGGGTTCTGCAGCAGATATGACTAAATTAGCAATGTTAGGTCTATGGGAGGAAGGAATAGTTCCTCACGTACAAGTACATGACGAAGTCGATATATCTATAGAGGATAATGAACAAGCAGCTAAAGTTTCAAGAATTATGGAAAACTGTGTAGAACTTGCTGTTCCTCTTGTAGTAGATACAGAGCTTGGACCAAACTGGGGTGAGACGGAGGAAATATAATGAGAGGAATCTCAAAACAAAAAGCAGATGAAAATGCTTTGAGGTATAGAAAAATTTACGATAAATGGTTAGAAGAAGATTGCACTTTAGAAAAATTAGGTGAGGAATATGACCTTACGAAACAACGTATGTGGCAAATAATAACTAGATGTAAATTAGGTAAGGGCGATTATTACTATGGTGTCAAAATAGCTAGAGATAAATGGTCTGAGTTCTACTCTACTTACGGAGATAAAAAACAAGCTGGATTAGCTTTTACTGACTGGCTCGAGTCTAATGAAGTACGAGTCATAAATAATAATAAAAAAGTAGCTCCGCATACAGGATGGGATATGTTCTGATGTTCGAGTACGAGGTTAGAGCAGATACTGCACGTATATGTGGGCAATGTTATGAAGAATTTTTCTATGTTAAAAAGACAGAATTATTTTGTAGTAAAGAATGTAAACGACAACATGAATATGATTCTCGTAAAAACCCATACAGTATTACTGACCTTACTGAACATCGTTTTATAGAACAACCTAATAGTTATGGAGAATACTATGTCGATCCTGATATATTAGCTCAAGCTGAATTTTACGCTGATTGTGCGTACGATGCTAACGGTGGTTATACAGCTTATGTACAAGAAGATACAGAAGATTTACATATGTTATTACGTAGTGAATACGCTTTATCAATAGCTAGATACGAAAGGAGAACTCAAGCTAAACACAGTGGTAGAGAGTATTGGGAGGCAAAAAGTATAAGAAACTATCATAGAAAGAAAAAAGGTTTACCACAATTAACCAGTGTTCGTTATCATAATTGGACAGACAAGATGGAGCGATATCATAAAGAAAAAAGAGGAGAGGTTCCTAAAGTTGTAAAAATAACCGAAGTAGAAGCAGAAGATCAAGGCTTTTTTACTATGTCACCATCAAGAACGAAAAGTGGTAAATTAATTTCGGAAGTATTAGATTATGCCAAAAGAAAAAAATCTGTGGGCTCTACTTAGAGACAATATAAAACAAGTACATTGGCAACGTATAGAGACAGGTATTACAGGCTCTGGTGTACCTGACGTTAATGGCTGTGTTAAGGGCAAAGAGTTTTGGATTGAGCTTAAAGAAGTTCACTCAGGTAACTCACTCACTCTACGTCCAATGCAAGTCGCTTGGCTTTCTAAACGTGCAATGCACGGCGGTCAGGTGTTCGTACTCGCTCGGAAAAACAATCAAATGAAGCTCTACCATATCGATGGTATCGAACGTGCTCAAGAACTCGTTAAAAATGGTTATAAATCTGATAGTCTGTTAACTCTAGATATTCCTTACGAATGGGACGCTCTTTATACTGCTTTACTTTCGTAGCCGTGTACTATTTAATATACGGCGTAGCTTAACAGCTACGATCATTAACGTGCAATAAGAAAGGAGAAATATATGGCACATGAAGTAGAAACTATGGCTTGGACGGGAGATAAGCCTTGGCACGGATTGGGTGTCGAGGTATCTAACGACCTAACGCCATTACAAATGCAGGAAGCGGCAAAGCTTGACTGGACTGTTAGTAAACGTCCTAGTTATACGCTAGACGCGCCTGAATGGAGCGAAGATGTGGGGCTTATACAAGCACCTAATACATTCCACATTGTTCGTGATTCTGATAACCAAGTACTAAGTCATTGCGGTAACGACTACGTTCCGATCCAAAATGAGGATGTATTTAAGTTTTTTAAACGCTTTACAGAAGCTGGTCACATGACCATGGAAACTGCAGGTAGTTTAAAAGACGGAAAAGAAGTTTGGGGGTTAGCTAAAATCTCTGAAGACTTTGAGCTCGCAGGTGGTGACGAGATTAAAGGTTATCTTCTTTTTAACCAACCACACGTTGTAGGTAGATCGATGACTATCAAGCTTACGCCTATTAGAGTTGTATGTAACAACACGCTTACATTTGCTCTAGGTCTGGGGGGCACAGCATCTTTCCGCATGCCTCATATAAAAGCCTTTGATGACGATGTTATGCAAAGTGCTGAAGAGGCGTTAGGACTATCTGCAGGCAGAATGGCTGAGTTTAAACAAGCGGCTGAGTATCTTTCTAAACAGAAAGCTAAACACTCTAACGTGCTTGAGTTTATTACTGAGCTATACCAACCCACTACTTTCGAAGAGTATCGGCACGAGCTGAAACTAAAAGAACAAGGGAAAGTTGTTGGTCAACTTGATCCTTTGGTCGATAGGTTTAACGCCTATCCTAGACTTGTAGTTGATGCTCTTGAGCAGCAACCAGGTGCAAACCTGAAGTCTTCTAAAGGTACATGGTGGGGCGCACTAAATGCAGTTACATATGTTGAGGATCACTTACGCGAGTCTCATACAGAAGGTAATGCGCTACATAGTGCGTGGTTCGGTGCAGGAGCACTTCGTAAATCGAAAGCCCTTGACCTTGCTGTTAAATACGCGAAGGTGGCTTAATGGCAGATAACCCTAATAAATACACGCTGGACGCGGATGTATTGGGTATGGTCTGGTCGGCATTATACGAGTCAGGACATGACGAACTGGCTCGTGTAGTATCAGATACGATGATAGCTCAAGGTTGTCAGGAACTTATAGGGGTGGATGATCCATCCCTTATCCTGATGTTTTGGAAAAACTATATGGAAGAACGAAATATATTACACGTTGTTCCTACAAATGATAAGGAGTTAAATTAATGGCTGAAATAGAGATAAATAAATCTAATGATTTTATTGTTGATAAAGAAACAGGAGTCACTATAGATATAGGGATTCCTTTACCAGAGGATAGAAGAGCGAATGTTAAATATCCATTTGGTAATATGGAAGTAGGTGATTCGTTTTTTGTACAAGTTGCGGCGGGTGATAATGGTGATCGATTAAAAAACAGATTATCACAAGCTTCAAGAACTTTTGGTAAGCGTCAAGATCCTGAACGTAAATATATATTACGCACAAGATTAGAAAACGAGATATCAGGTGTTCGAGTATGGAGAACTGAGTAATGTCTGAAACAGAAACTTTGTTAAAGATAAAACTTTTATCCGAGATCAATGATTTACGCGAGGCTCTCGACTCTATGTTGATAGAAACGGTTGAATGTATTCGACCAGAAGATATGACAATAGAGCTAAAAGAAGCGATAGCTATTGGTAATGAACGTCTACATGGTCCAAAAAGTGAATATATCACCCAAGATCCTGAGTTTGATAAACGTTCGGTTTAGTGCTTTACTCTCAGGTTATTCTGAAGTAAAGTACTTACTATGTTCTACTACAAGGTAGACAGGTTGCATCGAAAGATGTGTGTGTAGAAAGAAGAAAGGAGAATATAATGGCACAAGCATTATCTGCCGCTAGCGTCAAAACTAGCAAAAAAGTTGCGAAAGCTAAAGCTCCAGTCAAAGCGAAAGCTAAGACTAACGGAAGTAAGTTAGGCATGGTTCCTGAGCCTACTACGACTGGGAAAGGATCAGCTCGTAAATTATATAAATATACGAACAAGTATCCTGAAAACGTAGATAAAACTACATCTCAGTTACTTGCTTTAGTAGATACAGTTGCGGATGCGAAGAAAGAGGAGCTCGACTCTTCTGGCTTTACAGCCCAAGATTGTGTTGCACTTGCAGTAAAAAATGGCTTTTTGTCAACAAGACAAGATCCTCTTAGAATTTTTAGATTCTACAGAAAACGTCTTATTGATGAAGGATATTTTGAAGAAGTGAAGTAAACTTACTGGAGTGTTGCCCCTACTCTATAACTCAAAGGGGCACAACTATTAGGGAGAATTATGGACATACAAGTAACAAAATCTGATGGCACTGTGGTCACTCTCAGAATCGAGACAATCGCCCGCCATTTAGCAAAACAATTAAATGAAACTGAAATACCTGACCCAGTATTAACTAACATCATATATGATGAGATTGAGGAGTTAGTAAACAAAAATGGATCTTAAAAAACTAGAAGAACAATGGCGTGAGGATTGCCCTATAGAAGCCAATGGCTTAGTGAAGCCCTCGCGTCGTCGTAAAGCTGCTTTACTCTGGCGTAAGTCTAAAGTAAAGTAGTACTAGGTTAGTAAACCTTTTGGAAGTTACCCTGTATAGGAAACCATAAGTATAACTAGAGTGTAGTGTGATTGGATAATCTTCTATCTACTAATTTAAGATACCAGCACACTACATTCGCTTTTATTAACTAATAAGAAAGGAGAGTAGATATGCAATGTGTATTGTGTAACCAGCCGATAGGTGATCCCTACGGCAATAATGCGGAGCCTGCGGCGACAGGTAGATGTTGTGATGATTGTAACGCTATGACAGTTATTCCTATGCGAATACTACAGTTACGAGGAGGTAGTAATGCCTAATTGGTGTTTTAACAGAGTAGAGATTCACGGCGTAAATGCTGAAGAAATTGCTAATAAAATTCAGTCGGAAGAGACACCTTTTGATTTTGCAAAAATTTTACCTGAACCTGATTACGATAAAATCGAAGTAGAGCCTACTTTCGAAAAAGAAGATAGCGATTTCAGCATGCCTAAATGGTGGGATTGGCGTGTACAAAACTGGGGGACTAAATGGAATAGTTCCGATTGTGAAGTTACTATTTTGGAGGACGACCAAGTAGAATATACTTTTAATACTGCATGGGGTCCACCAGAAGGAGTTATCTTAAAACTAAGAGAACTCTATCCTGACGCAATTATCACTGCATTTTATGACGAACCAGGAATGGAGTTAGCAGGATATATTTGATTTCCTAAGAACCTCCTAATATAACATTGTGCGTATAGCAGGTGCAATGGTTAGCAAAGCTGAGAGAGGGGGAGGTCACCCTTAATAATTTGGGTTTAGTTTACCGCTCTCAGCACTGCTTTTTTCCGCGTTGTTCCCTTTATATAATATATAGGTACTAACTAAGAAAGGAGAAAGATATGAGAAAGATTTACGGAAAGCTTGACGTTGCTAATCGTGACCGTTGTAAAGACATAGCTGATCAGGATAGAGCGCATCGTGAGAAATACCCGTCGTTGATAACCAATAAACCTATGGTTGTTGAAGATACGTCATACCAGCAAGAAGTCAGTAAAAATTACACTATTGCAGTCGCGTATAATAAAGGAGGGTATCAGGTAATACCTACTGACCAAGTCAAATATATAGGAAAGAAATGATATATATAACAGGTATGAAAGTTAAGACAGAAGATGAAGTCTTTACAGTTGTAGAAAACTGTTCTAATTGCAACAAAGGTTGGGAAGTTATGCAAAAAGAACAAGATTTAGATATGTT